AAGATTGAGATCAACGCAGGGTCGATGCAGCCACTGACCGAGCAGTTAGAGCGCCAAGATGCGCTACAACTGTTCAATTACACCATTGGCCTACCGGAAATTAACAGGATTGAAGCGATTAAGGGGCTGCTGTCTACGTTTAGAGTCCAAGACCCCGAAAAATACCTTGGAAACCAAGAAGATGGCGATACGATCAAGGCGGCAAACCTTGAAAACGTAGCCTATTTGATCAACGGCGGTGATCCAGGCGTTACGCCCAACGAAAACCACCAACTGCACATACAGTTACACGGCCAGATACAACAGTTGCCACAATTTCAGCAGTTGCTACCGCAACAGCAGCAACAGGTCATGCAAGTTGTGCAAAATCACGTTGGTCAACACCAACAATTCTTGCAGCAAATGGCCCAAGGCCAAGCGCCGTCAGCCCCAGCTGAGTCAGATCGCTCCGAAAGCGAGGGTAGCATCATCTCGCTAGTACGGAGCCAAGCGCAAGAGGTTAGTCAGCAGTTACAAGATGCACCTGGGCAGGGATAGGCTATGGTTTTCCACGATTACGAATGCAAAGAGTGCGGTCATCGGCAAATAGACGTGCCGTCTACTACTAGCACGCAGATACAGCGCATATTGCCCTGCACAGAGTGCGATGGCACGGCGCGTATGATTTTTGTGACCAGCAACTTTATACACAACTCGCACTCCGGTATGTATGGCAAGTTTCACGCTGGGTTTGGCGAGGTGGTTGAGTCCTATAGCCACAAAAGAGAACTCTTGAAGAAGTACAACGTGACCGAAAGCGCAGACTCCGTTGGGGGTTCGCGATGTCACATAGGATCTGACGTAACCCATGCTGCTCCGCGCAATACCGAACCTGCTGGATTTGGGACTACGCCCGAAGAGGCGGTCGCTGCTGCGGAAAAAGCATACAACGAGGAGAAGTAAGCAATGTCCGAAGCTGTTTTAGACTTGGACTCCGGTGCTGAAGACTCGTCACCCGATACGGGTTCATCCAGTGAGCAGCCAACCAATGAGGTTGAACTGTTTACAGATGACACGCCTGTATCGGCACGGGACAACGGTGATGGAAACTCTAATGGCGAAACATCGGATTTTGACCCGGAACGGCACGATTGGCTGAGAGGCGATGTCGAGTCTGTTCCAGAGCAATACCGAGGGCTAGTACCGCTAGCAAAAAATCTACAGGCGCAATTTACGCGCACACAGCAAGACTTGGCCGAGCAGCGGCGCGAACTGCAATCCCAACAGGGTGAGTGGGCAAACCGTGTGCAGCAGATGGCTGTGCCACAACAGCCGCAGATTGATCCTATACAGGAGATGCGGAACAACCTGTCTGAGGAGGATGCGCGAGGGATTGATGCCGTCGAGCAGATTATTCAGCACAGGGTCGGCGCGCAGATGCACCAAATGCAAAACCAGGTCGCGCAGTTACAGCAGCAGTTGTCTCACGCAAACCAATACGTCCAAGGCCAGCAAACAGCGTACATCGATTCGCAGGTGCAAGAGGCGCGTGGTGAGTATGGAGGCGATTTAGACAACTACACCGATCAGATTGTAGCCACTGTTCGCATCAACAACCCGCAGACAGGGCAACCGTATACGGTCAGAGAGGCGTATGAGTTACACGCTGGGATAACGGCGCAGAAAGCAGCTGAATTACGTAGCAACGATAGTCAAGCGCGTAAGTCCAGCAAACGTGCTGTGCGTTCAACGTCTGGAGTAGATGCAAGCGAGGAGGCTGGCCCAATGACCGACAACGAGGTGTTGTCGGGATTAGCCAACTTAGGATTCGAGTAAGGGATAAAGTACAATGGCAGCAACATCTACGACAGAAACTTGGGATGCTGCTTGGACGCTAACCATGCGTGCCAAGCGCAAGGAACTTACGGACAACTTCTTTTCGGCGTATCCCACGCTTGAAATGTTTAGAAGTGGTGGCGCGTTAGTCACCGAAAATGGCGGCAAGGAAATCCAGTGCGACATCCTGTATGCAGGGAATAGCGCACAGTATTTCAGCGGCTACGATGTCCTTAACACGGACGCTGTAGACGGCATCACGGCGGCGTTTTATCCGTTCCGTTATGCGGCAGTGCCTATTACGATCAACTACACCGAGGAGATGGAAAACCGCAAGAGCGATGCGGCTATGAAGCTGCTTGAAGCAAAGACGCGTCAGTCGATGCTTACGCTCCGCGACCAGATCAACTCTTCGCTGTATGGAGCGCAGACGGGCAAAGCTCCGTTGGGCTTCCAGGACATCATTGCTGATGCGCCGTCTACCACGCCTACTACGTTGGGTGGCATTACGATCAGCGGTAACAGTTGGTGGCAGAACAAAACCAACGATGCCAGCGGCGATACGTCGTTCAAAACCATTACGGGTACCAATTTCTACGAGGGCATGCTCCGTATGGCTACCACGTGGAATGACGTTTCCGAAGGCAATGAGCAGCCTACGCACATCTTCACGACGAACGACATCTACGCTTCGTTTGAGGAGATCTTTGAGGGTACGGGCTACCAGCGTTTGAGCAGCAACGATGCTCCGGGCGTTGATGGTCGTTTGCCTTCGTTCCGTGGCATCCCAGTGCAGTATGACCGCGATTGTGCTTCGGGCAAGATGTATTTCTTGAACACCAATTATCTCAAAATGCACATGCAGAGTGGGATGAATTTTGCGAAAACTCCTTTCAAGGAGCCGAGCAATCAGATGGCGAAAGTTGGTTTCATTGTTGTCGGTCTTCAGATCACGACCAACAACCGCCGCCGTCAAGGTGTCATTCACGGCATCACTGCCTAAACAATCCAAGACGCAAGCCAATGCGTCTTTTGAGCCGAGCAAAAAGGCAAAGGAGAAACTACAATGCCGAGTGGATCACAGGACCTGGGAACAGGTTATAACAACGCGACTACGGAGTCGCTGGGACTCATCTCTGGTGCTACGGGCGGTTCGCCGCAGGGCATCTACGAAGAGTCCTCTACACAGGAATATCCCATCGGAACCAAGCGCGAGTTTGAGGATGGTCGGGTATTTCGCTACGCCAGTTTTGGTGCTGCTACCGCTGCTGGAGTCTTGGTGTCACAGGATCTTTCTGCCACTGCCGTGGTTGAGATCGACAACAAGCTCACCGCTGCGGCTATTGGTGCTACCGAGGTCATTATCACCGATAGTGGCACGTTGGGATCAGCAACAGCTAACCAGTATGCTGGCGCGTATCTGCACACTACGGACGATGCTGGTGAGGGATACACCTACCGCATCAAGTCCAACACCGCAGCCTCGTCGAACGCTGTTACGTTCACGCTGTATGATGGCCTTGTGGTTGCCGTCACTACGGCTACGGACGTTGCCATCACGGGTAACCTGTATAACACAGTAGTGGCTGCTACGGCTGCTACCGATTACGTCATTGCTGGTGTAACCGCCCGTGTTATGCAATCGGGGTACTACGGTTGGGTGCAGACAGCTGGTGTGGCTACGATCCTTGCAGACGGCACGATTGCCATTGGTCAGAACTTGACCTTGAGCGATGATGTTGCAGGGGCTGTACAGGCCAAGGACGCTGAAACGGAACCGCTGGTTGGATTTGCAACTTTTGCACCTGATACCACGGGTCACGTTGGCGTTGTCTTGCAGAACCTTAGTAGATAGTCAGTAACCATTGATGGAGGGTGGGGTTGGCAGGTCAACAAGGTTGCCTCCTTCCAGCCTGTCACCTCACCCTACATCTAACCATTAGAGAGAGAGAACCATGGCAAAACGTATGCAGCAGCATACCCTGTCAGATGAGATCGCAGAAGCGGCACAAACGGCTAAACCTGCGCCGAAGGAAGACGCAGCCAGCGTTACGCCAGAACAAGTTGCCCAGTTAATTTTAAAGGGCAGCGACGAAACAAAGCAAGCAATTCGCAAGGCGCTTGACCTGGACAAAACGCACACCCGTCAGCGCCGATCCAAAGTCACTAATAGCCAAGTGCGGAATCACGTTAGGGCTGTTGGTGAGGTAACCCATATGCCTGGGTTCGTACCCTCGCCCCCTGCGCGTGTATCAGATCGCGGCCCAGAGGCCGTGCAGATTTGGACAGATCGCTGGTTGGATAACAATGGCGATAACCTGTCTGAGTTCGATCTTGATCAAATCGCAGAGAGCGCTGAAATGTAAACAGTGAGTGAGAGTTTAGGTCAGGTTAACGCCGCTGCATTTTTCGGAGACGCTGCGCTCTTTGGAGTGCTACAAGCTGACACCGTTACGTTTGGCGCATCGTTTACCGTTCCGTCCTTAACAACAACGGAGCGAAATGCGCTAACGGCAGCGAACGGGATGCTCATCTACAACAGCACACTCAATAAGTTCCAGGGGTACGAAAACGGTGCGTGGGTCGATATGAGAGCCGCCGTACTGGGATGACAAACATTGAGATTTTGCAGATAGCGTTACGGC